GGACTTTCAGTAAACTCATTTAAAACAAATGATGCTTTGTCATTTAACGCTGCTGTATAAGACGGCATCAAACCATAATAACGATACTGCGTAATATTTTCCTGAGGTGTTTCTGCCTCTTTAGGAAAACCCAATACTGTCCTATAAAGGAAACGATGGTTTCTATCTGTTAAGACGTCGTTGAGAGAGGTTCCATAATCTCCAATTATAAATGGTGTGTCCGGTTCTACCCATATCCAATATGATAACTCCACAATGTCCGTATCATACAAATCCACACCATCTTGTAAGGTAATTTCTCCTAATTTTGGATCTACATTTTCAATCCACGAAGATCGATCTTCCCCATTAACCCACAAAATCAAAGACCGAGACGAAACTGGCCATACCAACAAAACAGAGGAACCATCCCCTTCCACCAACGGTCCCCTCGCTGTTCTAATGGTTGGAAGCACTTGATCTGGTAAATTAACTGACTCCCGTGAGATAAAAACTTCTCGTGAGGTAAAGAAATACTCTACCCGATACCTTAACTTAGCCTGAGCTGCTGTTTCAACACCCTCTTCTACTAAAAGCTCAACTTCCCCCTTAGAAGGGAAAAGAAATAGAATTTTCCCTGAAACATTCTGAGGAACACCCCCTGGAGGAGTATACCATATTTTGACCCCACCGGTACCATCCTCTGTGGCATATGGAGGTAATCCAGACCCATCTCCCCTTGTCCAGGGTTTATGATTTGACCACAAAATCACCGTTTCATAGTTTGTTAATTCCGCCTCCAAATTTTCAAGTAATCCAGTCTCTGTGCCATATTGTCGCTGCCTCCTAATATCATCATAAAACCACTCACACAATGTAAGATTAAATCTATCACAAACCGACGTGTCAGTAATCTTTTCTCCAACTAAAAAGCCATCTTCTGTCAAAATAGGATCTACTAGTCTACCTTCACAATAAACCAGCTGTCCTATTTGAAGAGATGTTAAAGGAACTGGCGTTCCTTGTGATGTTGTTAACTCTAAATCTGAATCAAACCTAATTGGAATACCGTCTATTTCAGCTGTCCCAGCCGCTACATTAACCTCTGTTATTTCCCCTTCTAAAGAGACTTCTTGAACCCCCTGAAACATTCTGGACCGCTGATCCACAAAATTCATTCGCACTGCAAATAAATAGCCACTACCCAAAACTGTTGTGCATCCAACATTTGGTCCAGATAAACCCCAATTTTCTTCTGCTACCACTCGTAAACGATATTTTACGTGTGCGGGCTTCACCAAATCTAACACGTAAGACAAATCTTCTGCTAAATTTTGAGACTCTCCCACCTGAGCAATACTATTCAGATGTATTGTGACATCAAACGTAAACTGATCAGAAATATCTACGTCTGACACTTGACTATCTTCCAATGTATAAAGCTCAATCAGAGTCACTGGAAGATTGGATAGTGCTGAAAGACCCTCTTCAGTAACGTCTTTTTTAGAACCTCCCAAATACATCTGAAGTAAGACTTGAAGAAAGGCTCTATAAATCTCTGATGACCAATCCAACCTTGGAAATTTTACATTATCTACGTGAAGAATATAACCCCACTTCTGATAAAGATATTGTGATCGAGAAGTAACTAAATATCTATCTTTACGGAGGGCTTCTGCCTCCAACCGTATGCGAGACATCTCTTCCGCCCAAGCTCGTAAAAATTGTCCATAAAGCGTAGAGGGAATAGAAGCATCATGACTTGAAGGTAGCCTTTCAATTAGAACTTGAAGAATACTATCAGCAAGATTGCGCCACCTAATACGAAAATCTTTTCCATCCTCTATGGGGTGAATACTATCACCCATTCGCTGTAATGGGTTATCAAACCCAAATATTTCTTTCCAAGAGGTCGCCAAAGCCTACTCCCTATAATTTATCACAAGATCATTAAGCACAGGATACTCCAAATTCCTGACTACGATATCCTTGGAACCCTGTTCTCCCTCTACCCAATAACTTGCCATAAATGAAGATTTATAGGGAGTGTTGCCAAGAGGAAGAGATACAACTATTTTCCCATCCTTCCTAATAAAACATAAGCCTATTTCATCTTTCAACTCTATTTCAGTTTCTACCATGCTCAGTGCTTGCTTATCAACATAAACAACTGCATGGCGATACAGACGCCCCACTCTTCCTGGTTCCACATAAATTGCTCCACCACCATCTACTGTTGCAAAATTAAGCACAGATCTTTTTGTTCGCCAAACTGAAGACACCCCGGCCGAAACTCTTTCCCACCCATTTGGTGACTCGGGATCCTCAGCAATATCCAATTCTTCAGCATTTATCATGGCTTGATCTGCTCTGACCATTCTGGTCAAGGGAACCACAACATAACCCACTCCTTCAACCGTCTCCATCCAACCAATTACATCTGATTGATAAACAGACTCTCCCACTCTTCTAGAGTCAATTTGATTTTTAAGCTGAGAACGAACTAAACCGTCCACCGTCAGCCTATTTGCTCCTCCCCGAAGACCAACTGTCATGGTTATATCAATGGGCACTTCAACTGCCAACTTTACTGCCACATCGGCCGTAAGGTGTTTAAAATTATCTAACTGTTCTGCTACTCTTTCCACTGTTGATTGATATGAGTAAGTTAACTGAACATTTTCATCTGCCTCATAACTAACCAGCACAGTAGCCCCATTAGGAATGGACCCTTCCGTCAAACGATAAATATTAGTTTCATAACCATCAACTTCTAACTCATAATCTATTCCAGCTACATATGTAACATCTCCTGTTACGTTTTTAACTACTACCGTTCTACGGTCCACACCCACTTTTCCTAATGCTTCTTGCTGCTCATTAACCAAGACAACTGATTCATCAGTTACTTCATGGCGAGAACCTGTGGGCTTACCATTCGCCGGATTAAAAAAAATCTCAACTCCATCTTGAGATAACGATGACCTACCTATAAGAAGAGGATCATTTTGTTTAAAAATATTAACATTGTCTTGTAAACTCCCGGAGAGTTCTCCTACCACCTGAATAACTTCTTCTAGAGGCTGTTTCAGCAACGTAAAAACTCGCTTATTACGCCTATCATAGGTAACTTCCACTACATCAAAGGAACTTAAACCTATTCGCTGATTTAATGGTCTTGTTTCGTCTAAATCTATAGCATTAGGAGGAATAATGGTCAATCCTGTTAAATCATACTCTTTACCATCTCGAGTTATATTTCTTACTGAAGACACCGCATATATTGCATTTTCTCCGTCGGAGAAAGCTTCGTTTTCTACTATAAATTGAAGCATAGGAACCGAATAGATTCGAACTTTAGCCACCTGGTTTACCATATTACCAAATGGAACAGTTTCCACCATTTGAGAGACACTCTCACCTCGGATATAAACATCAACTTTACCTCCAATATGTTTCTTCCTAATGTCATCCCAATCTCGTAACATAATATCATTACCTGCAGACACCACCCTTGCATCTTGCACTCCCCCCACCTCAAGAGTTTTTGCTAAATAACCTTTCTCACGACCTGTATCCACCCCCGCTAACCTCAAAAGCGTCCTCTCTTGAAGCTCTAGGTTTGTTTCGCTATCTTCACCACCAAAAGCTGCTGTATCATTCGATACACCCAAACCTACCGCACCGGATAAAACTGTTGTGATTGTTCCTAAAGATACGTTACCTATTTGACCAGCTGTTTCACACTCTGCTTTCACTCTAAGTTCCCATCGTTGATTCTGAAGGTTGTAATAGCTACTTAAATTCTCTAGTTGCATTGTTTTTGCTTCTAGAACTTTAAAGGTCAGTTCTGGTACTCCAGATTCGGTATCTGCTACTGACAGCACCCTATCTCCCACATTAACTTCAAGGTTTTGATCTGGTGCTGATTTCACATAAAAGGTAAGAATAACTCTAGAAGGCTTAGACGTTATCCTCTCTACTCCAAATGTAGCCGCTAATCTGGTAAAAGCACTATCAATAACTAACTGGACGTCTGAGTCAGTATCTAAGTTTAATGCCTTCTTAAGACTTGTTTTATAAGTACTACCAGCTACCGTATCTGAAATACCATCACCATCTGCATCATCAATAGCTGTCAAAGTCACAAAAGACTGAGACCTATTCATGAAATCTAACAATTTCCAGACATCTTCTTCGTCCTCTGCCATCACATCTAAAATGTCTCTTGCCACTTGACCCGTTTTAACATCCAATTTTGGTTGTGCCTGGAACAGTGAATTAACCATACGCACCACAATATCTCGTTGTACTGGTAAAGGAAAGGTAGCAATAGTTTGAGACATCAATGTGGCTTGACCTACCACCTCTGCTGAATTAGGAGATTCTACTTCTTGTCGCCGCAAGGCATCAAATTTTACAGACGTAACAACGTAATAATAAACTGTTCGATCTATACCACCACCTTCTAAAACCATTGAATCTTCATACTCATAATATGAGACATTCTCCACAGAATATACCGTTGTTACTTCTTCTGTATTCCCTGTTACAACCGATTCTTGTGATACCGGAGTTTTAACTTCTTCACTCCTATTAATTTCTGTAACAAGACCCGTATTCTGAAGTATGTACCCCTTCAAACCCCCAGCTGGAGAATCTGACCTACGAACGTTATATCCTATTACATCCGGATCTGAGGATCCTTGCCAACTAACTAATACTGCATTTGTGGTTATAGATACCACAAGACCTGACGGAGGGGTTGAAATAATTGATAATTCATCATCTGATGTTAACAATATTTCTATATTTGCAGGCTCACTAATCCCCTCTGCATTTCGAGCAATAATATAAAAGATATTTTGACCTTCTTCCAGGTTTACATCAACATACCAACGCAATGTGGTGGTATTCCACATCACCGTTAAATCAGGACGTTGATGTATGTATAAAGATAATGTATTTGCTGACCCCATACCCGAAATACGCTGCTCAATTTTGTTGGTTGAAAAATTACTGACAGCATATGGTCCCGTAATAACGGGAACGCTTGGCAATGCCATATTCAAATCTCCTATAGCACCGATACTTTACCAAAACCCTTGAGTTCTGGTGGTGCTCCATACAAATCCATTGCCTTAACAAAGGCAATCTTGTCTCCCAACTGATTACGAATCTCCACCAACACATCCCAAGAAGTTTGAGAAACATCAGTTGCATTAACATCTACTCTAAGTACTTCACGCAACAACTCTTTAAGTGAAACTGTCTGAAATTCTCCTTGCTTAAGCTGCATACGTCGCATACGTGATGCAAAGGCTGTGATATCTCGCTGAATGCTCAACCGTAAATACCCCGAATCCACCACCTTTGTGCCAATTAAGGTAACTATGCCAGTACCATACCAACTTGCATATCTATTAGTACCCCTCTCTGTAAATACTCCCTTTTCCAAATCCTGAGATAACTTTTCTTCATTAAGAACCGCCCGTAATCTGCCCATGTTATCTAATGATATATCATGATAGAGACGCAACCCATGACATCTCCTACAATTATCGGCACTGGTTTGAAACGATAGTTGCACAACATTATCCATAGAAGGTAACAACTTCTTAAATTGCAACATTTTAACATCGTTAGTTAACACATCAGGATCAAGAACTAGCCTCCAGCCCCATCGTTCATGATTAGAAGGAACTTCATAACCATTCAAAAAAACCTGAAACCCTATATCTGCGACAGGACGTAATAGTTTTACTGTTCGCCTATCAGACTCTAAGACATATGTTTCCATATGCACTCTATGATCACAGACTGCTTCAAACTTTAAATCAAAACTCATGGATACTGCCCCCCATCACACCCTTGAGGAAAACACCTTATTCTTTTATAACATCTAACCGAATTTCGGTCTGGACACTTTTCACAATCCCCAACCTGCCTGACACAACCTTCTGTCGGTGGTTCTATCTGTGTCCCGGAAGGATCTGTCACTGAACCATCCGGATGTCTTACATTACCACTCGGCAACAAAACATCACCATTCGGATACCATACCTCACCATTAGGACGTAAAACACGACAATCGGGTGTGACAACAGATCCATCTGACCAAACCACTGTACCATCTAAACGAAACCAACACCCTTCCACAGTTTTAAAAGAACCATCTTTAAATCGATGAGACCCATCACTATATAAAGTTTCTCCCGTTGCAGGATTATAAATTGCCCCATCACCCCGACGTATCCTACCATCTGAAAATGTTCTAAGACCATTCGCCGCTATTGAACCATCTGGGTACTTCACTGAACCATCTGGGTATCTAATCAAACCATCTGGGTACTTCACTGAACCATCAACATACACTGTCCGACCATCCGGGTAAAGAACTGAACCGTCTAAATTCAAAATAGTACCATCAATTTGCAAAATGGATCCATCCGGACGTTGAATAGACCCATCAGTCAATTGAACGGATCCATCTTGTAGTTTTATTGAACCCTGGTACACCCCAGGCAAACCTTTTGTACCTTGAACTAGATTTCTAGGAATTGAAGGGAGTACTTGACCAGGACCCGGGTTTACTGGCACCCCTTCAACGGATATTCCCCCCAAAACTGAAGGAGGAGAAAATACTGAAGCAGAAACCCCTGTTTCTAAATCCTTACCTGGACCCGGTCCTGTTCCAGATGAAGGTACTTGACCTTCTCCAAAAATTGCATCTAAGCTTGACAACACAGGTGATGGTTCACTATCTGAAAAAAGATTTTCTTTGTGTTGGCCCGATGCAAACAATGAATCTACTTCTGATGCTTGTTTATTTAAGCCATCCCACTGTCTTGTGACAACTGCTTGTCGTTCTGCTCTCTCTACAAAATCTGCTACTAATTTAGCTTCATATTCTAATGTTTCATGAACATAGCGTAAGGCTGGTATTGCTGGCCTAACTAAATCTTCAACATGTATAGCTACATCTCCATCTCGCCGTGCTCCCGACGTCTTTACCGCTGTCTCTGGAGGTTTTCCTGCCACTTTCCATTCCACATCTCCATCACCTGATCCTCGCTTCTTTTTCGCTGCCTGTATTTTGTCTAAATAGGCTCTAAAACGAGATGCTTCATGGTCCAGGTGAGAAGCAATAGCTTCTTTCTCAGAAGAAAACTTATCTTGAAGAAAACCTTTAAGTTTGCTCCAAAAATTACTACTGAAAGTTCCTAGAAAATCAAACATATTTACCCATCTGCAAAAGTAGATATGGAAGCCATTGTAATAGAATCCCCAAGAGAACCCTTATCTCCTAAACGAACTAAAGGTTTCTTGTCCACAAAAACAGAAAGAGATCCCTCAATTGCCGTAGTTATAGGAGGTGTTCCTGGTGGATTACCACACGCCACGTTTGATCGATAATCCCCTAAAAGATGTACTGGAAGTTTATCCACAAACACTGATACTGGACCTGTCGAAGCCAATACCATACCTTGACACGAAGTAGGGTCATTCAACCTAGCTATCCCCGGCATTAGCAAATTCCTAACCGGAACTTCATAAGATTCCTAAAACTCCGTAAACTAACTAACAAAGGCTTTAATGTCTCTATTTTTGATGTTAATTGTGCTTGATTAGTCAATAAGGCCGGTAAAGACAACACATCATTTATGTAACTTTGAAGCTCTTGCTTTGAAAGGGTCAAAGACTGACGCAACAGAATTAGCTCTTTAACTGCCGCGGTACATGGAATGGCCGTTAAAGCTAACAACACTTTATTTGTATCCGACTGTAAGTCTGTTAACTCCAATTGCTGATTTTGCACTGAACAAACTCTATCTGTTATTGCAGAATGTGCTGTCTCATACACCACCAACTGACGACTAAGCTTTCCAATATTATCGTCTAACACTTTACACAACAACAAAAGATTCTCTGATGAAACTGAGAACAAACATTGTTCAAGCCATCTCGAAACATCTGCCATCACACCCCCTACATCACAAATTCATAACTTCCTACAACATCAAAACTAATTGGAGGTCCATGCTCCTTGGCCACCTGCGCATGAGCTGTTAAAGTTTTAAAACCTGGTACAGGAACAGAGCCCGTTCCTGGACATCCCATCAACACTGTATAAGTGTACATTCGAGCACTTGGGTCTCCATATGCCACCATTGTAACCTCTTCCACACATCCATCTGGTGTTTCTATATCCAATGTGGCAGAAAGTAACTGGGGGGTCCTAGCTTCTAAAAAAATCTCTAAAGACTCCCCGAGAGAAACTTCTACTGGAATAGTAGTCAATGTCGCATATATCCTACCCGCACTAATATAAGATGTTAACTCATGCACATCCGGAGAATCAGGAACTGAAGCCGTAACCACCACTTGAAAAACTTGATTACGATATAAATCGACCTCCCAATCGCTGCCCGTTAACTCAAAAGTAGCTGACCAATTATAACCATCTACTGACGTTAGGATATGCTCTCGATGTATTCTATCCATGTCTTCCACATCCACCACAACACTTCCACCCAATGACAAAAGGTCGTGGGATGTAACGGCACTTACCGTCATAGAGGTTTCATGCCAATAAGATGTATCATTTAAACTGATCTTCATTGACAAAGCACCCATGTATTCATATTGAATAGTAGTACTGTCAGATAGGCCTGAAAAATGCGTGGCTAAAATTTGGATATCATAAAAACCAACAGGCAACCCATCTGTTACTACCCATGTTGCTACAAAATTCTGATAATCCTCTGTTGTCCAAGTTAAATCTACTGTACCCCCACCCGGTTTACTCAACCTTACTATAAGATTACCCCCGGCTAAAGAAACTGATGTATAAATATTAACATGAATGGTTCCACCCGACCAAGCTAACTCTGGAACCTCCGCCGTAATATCTATGTTACGTACTGTGACACAATCTTCTAATGGGTCTGAAAACCTACCTCCTGCTGACTCTGCTCTAACTCTGAAACAAACCTGTTGACCCACTTGAAAAGTACTTCCCATTAGATTTGAGTCTCGCCACCCTAACTCTGTGTTTTCATCTTGATAGATAATATCTCCATAATTAACAAGAACGGGTGAATACACCCCTTTAGTTCCTTCTGGGTCCAAAATCTCTATATTTGAAATATCTTCTTCATCTTGGCTCCTCACTAGGACCAACAACATTCCGTATGGAAACTGATTACGCAATGCACGATCAAAACCACAGTCAGGATCCTCTTTTTGAACAATAAAATCCAGAGATCTATTGCCACCTATATTTACTAAATCTCCAGGGTCAAATGACTTAGTCCAAAATCTAAAAGAATGACTACCATCTATAAAGAAAGCTTTCGTATCTAGTTGTGTCCAGCCATCATCATTTAGCCACCGAGGCAAAACAGACATTTCAAGATCCACACCAACATAGACATCTCCTGGTTGACTTAACCGAAACATTAAGCCATAGTTGTCCTCAACTAATAACCGAGTATCCTGCCTTGTTTTAAGAGCCCAAACTGGACCCCAGTCTCGATATTGACTATGAAAAGTCACTATTCCTAACGGAATCCATGGACTATAGGTATCTCCACCATCAGGACTGACAGAAGCTTGAATATTAACTATTTGAGGATCAACATAATGTGTGTACCACACCTGTATTTCATGACTTGCTTCAAGCTGACTTGGAACACCAGGTTGACTCTCCACATCTAAAGTAAACGTTCTACCATCCGCACCAATTGTTGCCCCAGACACATCATAAGTTACTCCAAGTGTTAAGTTCTCTACCCGTAAAATACTACTTAAGGGCCATAATGGAGTTAAGTCTTCGTTAAGAACTAGAAATTCCAAAGTTAAAGAGTTTACCACCCTCGCTACCATACGATCTTCAAAAAGATGCCTATAATAGACAGTTACAGAATCACCCTGATATGAAACCTCTCCATTTATAGTGGGATCTAACTTAAGCTCTGTTCCTTGTTCCTGTAACACTGCACCTGTGAAATCGTAGTCAAAACCCTGAGTATTGTTTCTCACCTGAACTATAGACATGACAATAGGTGTTCCTTCCGTCCACGGCAAACCATCCACCGTTATCTTAAGTTGAGACGCATCTGAAACTTGACCAACCATCTCCATAATGTCTTGAACTGTAAGTTCCTTGCGGGGGATTTCCCATTGTGCAAAAATTTCACGAAGCCCTTGAGTCAAAAATTCTTCTGGTGGATCTGGTAAGTCAGGTGCTGGAACCCCTCCTATTGATCTTGGTGTCACAGACACCGTTGTCACTGGCCCCTTAACCCCATCCCCATTTACCTCTCTAACACCCACATCAACTGTTACGTCATTCACCAGACCAGATAGTGATATATAATTTGAAACAGACGCTCCTACCACCTCGCCCCCATATAGAATTTCAAAACACCGCTCTAAGGCTTTGGGGTTATCTTCTCCACAAGGAGAAGATATGTCCGGATTATCTGCCCAAGACAAATAAGTTCTACCCTCCAAATTCCAAATTGCACATAAGTTTTTCACAGCTTTTGGCTGATAGCTGTCTTCTGTTGGTTGAGATACGGAAGGTCCTGGAATCCCACGATGTTCACGAGCTTCTTGAATAGAAATTTGTTCTTGACGTGACAACTGATTAAAAATCTTTTCCAATTCCGCTATAAAAGTTTGGTCCCTAGCTCCTGCAATCGCTTCTCGCATCGCACCTGATAAACCACACAAATCCACTTGTTCTAGCACCCCTTGAGTTGATGCTGACACTTTATTTAGAAGAGAAAACACTCCCTGTATTGCTACGTTGGTATCTTCGCTCAACCCTGTTGTCGCTACTGCACCATCTAGCTGGACCCTAAAAGACTCCAGTTCCTCTTTGGAACAGATTTCCTTCCCCCTCGTTCGACCCCTTACTTTTACAAATTCAGACTGTTTGACCCTCCGTTTTTCTCCGTCTGCTTGCATACGGGCTAAAGCTGCCTCTGCTACCGAACGCGGTTGTAATCGATTTAAAAAGTTTAGAATAGTTTTAGATTGGTCCGCCATTTAACCCCCTAATTATGATAAATAATCGGGGCCTCATCAGAAAGAGCAGCATTTGCTGTTCTTTTCTCTTGACCCCCCACCGTTACTGTTCTATTTCCATGCACAGTATGTGTTTCATTACCCATCACCTCTGTTTCTAAATCTCCCTTTACCATCAATTTTGCTTTTCCACCTAATTCTACTTGTGCTGCATATCCTTCCGCATCCACTCCTACCACCGCTATTTTAATGGCTCCTGCTGCAGAAATATCTATAGATCGTTTTGTTGTTTGATCAGAACCAACCACAAGTTTAACCGAACCGTCTAATCCAACTTCTATCGAACGACCAGCCCCTAATGGGTCTGAGGAAGAAGAAGCTGCCACCTTAATTTGAATTTTACCCTCTTTATTAATATCTATTGTTGTATTTTTTATCTTTAAGTGATATGCTTCGGCTAATGAACGCTTCTCCTTTTCATCTGAAATCACTTCATATGAAACTGCTGGTGAAGTTGCATCTGCACTACCAAAAATTTTACGACGCAACACCTTACCAAAGGTGGTGGAGTTACCTGGATCCGCCCCCACCAAAGTACCCTTCACCTGTTCTACTAGAATTTCTCCATCATATATATCCTCCATACCCTCTATCTCTTCTATTCGATCCAACACCCCATCTGAAGTTTCTCTTAAAGTTTCACGACTCTCCACCCAAGCCTCACCTCCATCATCCAATGAAGAATCGTCTACTGTTACCACATACATTTTACGAGTATCCAGAAGGGTCATGGGGTCTACTGATGCTTTACCTGGTTTATTAGGATGGGGGTCTCTAATCACAAGACCCTTCACTGACTTCACTCTTCCACTATTTATCACATGGTGTAGAGATCTACTACCAATACGATGGGCAAAGGCGTCTACCCAAAAACCTGATAAATCTGAGGCAAAGGCATAAAGATGGTGATCTAAACGAATCCAAGTACCTTGTGTCGACTGAAAGAAACCCTCGCCAGGATAAAGTTTCTGCATTTTGTATCTTATTTGCTCGTCCTGACCTATAAATTTTACTGGGTCAAAGTTATAACCTTTACGGATACCTGAAGGTAAAAATCCTAACACTACAGGTGTGCCATGAAACTCATGTTGCTGCATAAAACCACAAACCACTACCGATCCTACCTCTGGAAGAAAACCCATGAATGCTCTCGGCGTTGCTGTGTTCATCAACAAAGGCACTTCTGTGCGACCTCCTTGTTGATCCAACCAAATCACATCAACTGTCCAATAAATGTTGTCAACACGAACCACTTTACCGACGCGCAGATAAGTAAATCTACCTTCCAAGCCCCTTGAACGACCTTCTGCTGGTTTTTGTCCTGGTAATATTGGAATATTCCACACCCCAGGAAGAGGCCTTCTCTGCTGTGACATTATTCACCCACCAAATCCGATACTTCATCTCGTGATACTGGCTTGTCCAAGGGGGAGCCACTCAAACTATCCAAAGCCCTTTGTAGTTGTGTTTGATGCTCTCTTGCTCGGGCCGATTCCACCTTCAATGCACTAACTTGCTCATCATTAAGAGCATTAGGATTTGCCAACCGATTGTTAATATCCTGCATAAAATTTTCATCCTTAACCATTGCATCCCCCAATACTGACAACAATTTCTCTCTATCTGAGCCCGCTGATTCTCGGGCCCGTTCAATAAATCTATCTGTTTCTAACTCATCTGTTGGCACCGCTAATCCCGATGATATCAACAATAGATAACGCTCAAAAGTAGTTCCAAGGGGGGTACAAGTACATTTTTCTATATCTTCTCCTGGTGTTAGTTCCGCTAAGGTTGAGCCTAAAACACCAACCGACCGATCCGACAACGTATCTTCAAGATAAACCTGCTGCCTATAACGCTCTTTTCCTGCCTGGTCACTCCACTTTGGAACATTTTTTCCTTCTGCTAACCGACTCTCTAGCATCTCCTCATCCAACTCTACTGACAATGATTGCATTTCCGAAGCTGCTATTCTTTGACCTAAACCAATTTCTACCTCTCCTTGAGAGGTAACCTGTAAATCTCTACCGTACGGGTAACCACCAACCAACTCATAACCTTCCTCATCTGTCACAGGTATTGCTTCCTGAGTTACTTGATTTAATGGATAATCTACTACTTCCTTCCAATAACCTGCTTGCTGACCATCAATAATAGCTACACCCTTTTTACTGACTACTTCCTGCTTTTGTGTTTGGGTTTCTGGTAAAACCTGGACCCCCTCTGTTGTTCTATTGGGATCAGTTTCTCTAGCTAGTATCAACGCTGCATTCTTTTGAAGCTCACCACCCTGAGAATGCCTTTTTGCACGACGACCCTCCAGAGTCAAGGTTGTTTGAAAAGGACCCCCAAATCTAAAACTATGAGTAATACCAGTCACATAATAAAAGACATCTCTACTTGGAACATAAACTGGGTACCCCAATCTAAGCTCTGGACGACCTACAATACTCAACGATGAACTAGTAACTCTGGCATTCAAACGAGAAAGGGTTGCTATTGCATAAAGACGACATGCTGCTGCATCCCTAAGATACTGCATTGTTGCTTGTTCTGCCCGTAAACCATACTGCCGAGCCAATGCATAATCTATATGATATCCATAAGGAGCTGCCTCTCCTCCTGTGTTATCCACATCTATAATGTTTCCTTTAACATCCAATCTTGTTGTAACCTCAGATTCTGATTCCCCAAAAGACCAATTCACCACATCAGAATCCTCTATTATAGAAACTGGAGCAAAGGCTCTGACATCTACATTATAGAATGGTGGTTTAAACCAAAAATTTCCGTCCATCTGTTGAAAAAACTCATACCCAATAAATTGCTTAACATGGTTTGCAATTTCCAAATAAGACATAGCCTCTGTTTCTTCATAAGTTCCTTTATATACCGCTTCAAAAGGACCCAACTTAGACATCTCTGGTTCCACCCCAAGTGAGGGTGGCTGAAAAAAAGAATCAATGGTAGCCAAACGAGCATCTTCTTGAGCTCTATCTTTAAGGCCCCGTCTATCCAAGGCTATTGGTAGCCCCTTAACACCAAACATTGTCAATACAGAACCAAGTTCTTTAAATCGGTTTGACCAATAAAACACTAGATCCCTGTTCAGACGCCTCCACACCTGCTGAGTCTCCGCTATAACATTTACATTTTTTAAATTATAAGGCTCTGCTGCCGTATTCATTGTAAAACGATTCAATTCATACATAATTTGAAAAGGGTTCTTGTTAGCAAAAAGAGTTTTCCATCCCTCACCAGAAAGACCTGAATAATCCAAAAAAATAGTTGAAGGCTGAACAGCAAACTTCATAATTTGCCACCAACGTAGCATGCCTACACATTGCAGCGAAATAGAAGACACCACGCCTGAGGTCTCTACCGCTGAAGAGATAAGACCCCAAAAAACAGGACAATAAACAGGCCTACCACCCTTCTCTTGAAACCGACTTTTCATGTACACTCTAACTTCTTGCATTGGAGCAAAAATAAGCCTACCATTATTAAAATAAGCGTCCTCGTTATGTCGAGGGGCTTCTATTTCTATTGAACAAGAAGAAGGTGTCCCAATCGTAGATGCTGTAATCGACACTGATACAATATCATTTCGCAAATCTCGTGTACAATTACACTTAGGACATACAGGCAACATCAACTCCCCATTAATAAAAACAAGACAGTCTGGCGCCAACTTTATTACTGGTTTTTCTGCAAAATAAAAAGCATCTGCACCAGAATAAAGCTCTTTGACATCTTCACGTTTTTGTGGCCCCACTAACCCCATTTTAACCCTCCACCATCTGCCTTAAATAGGCATAAGATTCTTCCGTCTGCTCTCCAATATAATAAGGAGTTCCTCGAACTACAACATACTGTTGACCCGATGCTGGATCATAAGTATCAAAAACATCTTGAAGAGAAACCCCTTCAGCTGACACTGCTGTTGACATACCTTCAAAACCTACATCGGCTTTTCGACGATCGTGCAAATTTTGATACTGAGCATTAAGTTCTTCCTGAGTGACTGTACCTGCTGCCCTGGCCTTAAAATCCTCAAAAGTTAAATCTGAGTCTATGGCTGGTCTATTTACATAAGCTGCCCACAACTCCGCATCTGTCATTACTACATCTGGTAATGGTTGTATTCTATAAGAACGGGCTGCTAAAACTGGGTTCTGAACCACTAAACTCTCCGATTTAAACTCTTGAACATAAGAAGGTCTCCAGATAGGGTCTTGAGCATGTATTGTAAAGGTAAACGCCCAATTTACTGTAAATGGGTGGTCAGCTTCTTCTGTCAAACGGAAAGTGTCAAACCTGCCTTTCATGACATCATCTCGAAATGAAAGCCATACCATACCAGGTTTACGAATTAGACCATCTCCCAAAACCGATGAAGGAACTGTTTCCTCATCTTCAAACAAAAGACCATTATTTCGGAAAGCTAACTCCAAAGACTGAATATTTTGCCAAGATAAAGATTCAAAACGACGATAACGTGTTAACCCCGATTCACTTGTTCCCAATAATCCTGTTTCTAACGAAGCACCAACATAACATCCGGCACTACGCCCCGATGCCTCTAACACCCCTAAATTATCACCCCAATGCTGAACAACCCACCCCCCACGAGCACGAGTTTCATTTAAAACTTTTGATCTATTCCAAGTTAAAGAATCTGGACTCACCAACAATGCAAGAGGCGCTGTCCTAGCTACTTCTTCTGAATACTGTAGTTCTATCAACATAAGGTCTGGACGCTCAGAAAGAGTTTGCTGTCTCGTTCCCTGTACTAATTCTGAAGGACCTGCTATTATTACTTTCTTCCAAGAGAGGAATGTAGGAACTGACGCCAACTCCACAATCGTGTAATCAACCTTTCCTCCTTTTGCTTGAGCAATTACTCTACTCACCATATGTCCTTTGGGCTATGCCCATAACCGTTCGCATCACCTTAAACGTAAAAGAAAGGCTAAATGAAAAGGGTTTTATAGCTTCCTCGGCAAAAGAAAATTCAGAAAAATAGCCAACGTAAACTCCCTGATCAAAAATTAACCAAACAGAACCCACCTTAATGACTGCTCCTCGAGGGTCAAAAGTTTCTCCGTTGTTCTGATAAACACTGAGAAGAGCTTGAAAATTCCTCCAAGCTTCTGTAGAAGAAATCCCATAAGATCCACCTGTGGAAATCAAACCCCCCTGACCAATAAAAGCTCCGGTACTACCGGTACAAGAAATAACATCTAGATTTTGACCATATATTTCTTCTATCCAAGCTCCTCTAGTCTGATATCGGTTAATCAACCATGATGTTTCTAAATTAAGAGTAGTGGGATTCATAACCAAATACATAGGAGCAATAACCCGGTTATCCCAGGCATCTCTAATTTCAAATAACATCTGCTTTTTAGGTACTTTACCACGAGGGTAACTTATAACTTCACCCATTCAATCTCCTATTTAGAAGCATCGTGTGCTGCTCTCCGTATAACAGTGGCTAACTCTTCTGGAGAACTTAAAGACCCCACGGTTGTCACGTTTATAGTTTGATTTATTGTTGTACCCGCCATTGGTGTAGTTTTCTGTAATGCTCCTGCTATTCTATCCCAAGACTTTTCAATATAATCACCCGCATGAGATAAATTAGCCGATGCATCCAATAATCCGTCCTTTACTGAAGAAGCTGCTCGGGTCCATGTTCTACCTATCAACGTTGTTGTCTCCAACATTGCCTTTTCTGTACCCTCCCTCAACTTACCTATTTCTTCCGCTGTAACTGCTGTTATTGGTTTCATTTCTTCAACTAGGGATTCTGCTCCTGCTGCTATCCTAGCAGCAGCATCTGCTTGTAACTTTACTAGTAGTTCTACTGGAAGCTGAGTTTTCGCTGCTAAAACCTGAAATTCCTTTCCTGCTGGTTCTAATTCAGCAAACTTTTTCAGAGTAGTCCCTGCCATTGCCAACTGAGCCTCCAGCATTGCGGCTGGTGGCACAATCCCTGTTGAAATCATATAAGCCATTTTTTCTGCAGAAACTCCACCGTCTTGAAATGCATCTCCCATTCGTTTCATTTGTGTTAGCAACAATTGGGCCTGAGGAGCTTGCTGCCTAAGAACTTTATTCATATCTTCCCAAGCTTCAGGACCAAGTTGAGAAATGGTTTTAAGCACGTCACCTGCGTTTGCTCCTTGTTTGTTTAACACAGATATAACTTCGCGTATCGCTGGCGTCCATACTGCAACACCTTCCATTTGTTCACCAAGACGTTTAGAAAGTTCCTCCATCGATGCCTTAGCAAGTTTCTCCAATTCTTGCTGACCCGCCAGGCTCATTGACGAAAGACGATAAACAAAGGCTCGAGCCTCATCTATTCCTAACTTATGAGTTTTTAACAATTCCGCTGTTAGTTTTGACCCTTCACGTTCTCCAAATGCTTTTGTAAAAGCAGCTATGGCTTCGCCCGCTGAACTCACCCTCATATCAAAAATACCAAAATCTGAAGTAGCTTGGTTCACTAGTGACAAAAATCTTGACTGAGAAAGCCCTGATTGTGTGGATACTTTATCTAACAAGGCATAGCGCTTTTGTACCCCTTCTATTTTTAGACCTAGGCCCGCCATTGATTCTCCCATTAATCTGGCGGCCTCTTCTTGAGAAATTCCAAAGGAAGATGCAATACCTGCTAATGCTAGAAAAGATTTTTGGGTTTGATCAGCCGATGTTGTAAAATGCCCCGCTTCTACTCCTGCTGTAGCCAAAACACCAGAAAACTTCATAAGCTCCTTCTCATTAACATATCCCATACGCATAACTGATTCTGTTAAAGCTTTTCCTGAATCATAAAAACTTTCTCTAATATCTGTGCCAGAAGCTTCAAGCATGGTACTAGCTCGCCCTGAAGACCGCAACAAACCTGACACACCACCCGTTGCCTCTAAAATCTCTTTATTCCAATCTGCTAGATACTCCACTCCTTTTGCCCAAGCAAACACTGCACCTGCTGCCACTGTTCCAAATGCCGCTAGAGGCACTGCTGATGAAGCTAAGGCCCCACCCAAACTACTCAAACCCGATCCAAGTATAGAGGTTCTACTTGATGCCCCTTGTATTTGTTTACCCATATTTTTTAAACCCTTGCCTAGAGACTTAAAAACCTTGTTGAAATTTTTATACGCTTGTAGAGGGGCTTTACCCCTTATATCACCAAAGGCTGAACGAAGGCCCCCCATTACTTCTTCCATATTTTGGAGAGCTCCACTGAAATCTTCTAAATCTCGTTGTACACCTTTAAGATGGGCAATAGCTACAAATAGGTTTTGCCACTGGCTAACCATCTTATTCATTTTATCAGGATCGGCTGCTACTTTTTGAACAACATCTGCCATTATATCACCTATGGTCTCCAACCGTGTTTCTAAATCTCGAACATCCCCCGCTGTAACCACACCCTTCACAAATTTACGCTGAATATTCTGCACTGCTATACCAGCTGCTAACATATCTTTTTGAAGTTCATCAAAAGATTGACTAGCTATTTTCCCTGCACCCGCCGCATTTTCCTTCATCAGTTTAAGCTTACGGTCTATGTCATCAAAAATATTGAGAAGATTTGAAGCCCCCTTGGGAACAAATTGCACCGAAACTTGTTTAGCCACTACTTGTTCCTCCGTCTAATACCCGGCACTCTCTTCACGTCAGGACGTTCTTCCGATTCTTCCAAAGGAGGTTCTAAATCAAATGCCGATGGGCTATTCATTAGCCCTAAAACTTTCTGAACATTCGGATCATCTATATAAAGCTTATTCACTTGTGATGAAGGCTTCCCTACCCTACTTCTCTGCTCTTGTACCTGACGCTCCATTTCATCACTAGTAATAATTTTACGCTGTGTTGAAAGTATCCCAACTACCTCCTCTTCCCCCCTACGAACTTTTTCTCTTGCTCGTTCCAACTTTGAAAGTACTGTATCCCTTATTCCCTGTTCAAGGCGTTCAATTGCTCCGTCATGTTCGTCCTTAATACCCTGCTCTTCCCGACGCTTCTGCTCTAGAAGATCTTCTACAGAACGAGCTACTTTAACCACCTCATCGCGTGGAGCATCGCCTCTTTCCCAGTCTTTTAACATCTGCTTATATGACTGTTCCTGCGACCTAATTGACTGATTCAATGATCTCATCCCTTTAGGGTTTGTTGCTGAAGCTATCAAAGCTGCATTTGATAGGTGCTTCCAGTACTCTTCATAGTTATCTAAAACTCTATTTAAGGCCACCCATACAATTTGAGCCTCGTTCAACCCAAGCTTTTCTGTACCCAAAATACCCGTCAATTTACTGTCACAAAGAGGAAACCCCATTACAGCTCTCCACAACAATCGTGAATCTAATCTTGGTACCCACATTTTAACCTTCTCTAGAGCCTCAACAGATCTCTGCATTAGACTATTAAGGATTTCTAAAAGATGAACTAAAATAGTTTGGGGCCACTGCCAAAATTGTTTATTCAAATAATCTAAAGAATTTGGCCGGGAAAACAACATATTCTGACCATCTATCTTATAGATGGCAAAGGCAAGCATCCAAAAACTTTTACGAAAACCATCTATTCGAAATCTAGTCTCAGGTACCCGCTCATCAATCTCATGCAGCTCCACAGAATTTATCGTCTTGAAAATAAGATAAGAATTACCAATTCTCACACAATCCGTTAAAAACCCTGTTTTAACTAAATCTTGTACATCCCCCAACAAAGAACTATTTGTCTTTAGCCTCTGGACTAGTGGTTCCTTCATTGTCCAAAACTCCTTGTGCTAGTCCATTTTCCAAAGCATCTTTAGCTTGCGCTCTAGCAACAAGATCTACTTCCGTCTTATTCATCCCTGCCACTCGCGTAATGTTTGTTGGATCAATTTTCTTTCCTACTTCCTCCACCAATTGGTTATATTTTGCATACATTAAATCTATCAATTCTTGTGGAAGTTGAGAAAGATGAGACCGCAAAAACATCACTTTTTCAATAGGAAGGTCCTTGTTACCTTTTTGAGGTACAAATTTGGGCACCTCTACACCATCCACCGCCACAATGGCTCGTGCCAAAACTTCTATTTTAAGAGCAAAAAGATAGGCCAATTTTGAGTAAGAACTCACAGCCTCATGAGATATTGCATCATCTTCCGCTGATGTCACTCTTAAAGACCACTTATGCCCCACCACCTCTATGACACTCTGGGGACGTAATTCCATGACCAAAGATTCAAAAGATTTTAAGAGATCTTGAGCCTCCGACATTTAATACCCCATTTCATGGAAAAAGGAAGGATAATCCAAATTTTTCATTCAAATCACCTTCACCCACAACTTTTATACACATCTAAATTTTAAACGCCAATTAACCTCTAGTTGCAAACCTTCGTGAAGATAGATAGTTACCTGTATCTTCTGAGCCCACCGAACCCACACCTGATACATGCATAACGTCTGATACTGTAATGTCACAACTCTCCATCACTTGGGTGGTATCTGCCCCAAAACTAACGCTATAACTATTTAGCCAACAGGCTTCAAAAATAGTAATAATAGCATTAATACCATCAGAACCTTGTTGTAACGCTGGAGGAGAAGAAGCCTCAGCATCCAGATCTGCAGGAACCGAAAAAACCAACTCCTGCTTTATGTCAAAGGGCCACTTATGATGCTTTAACGACCTTACCACCCCATCTACTCCCGCGGTATAACCAAAGGCCTGCATCAGATTCATGACATACAACATCGCACGTTCTACAGAAATCGACATTGGATCCGTAACTGATGGTACTAACTCTGCTACCTGATCACCAAAACCAATACCACGAATTGGCTCCACTCCTCTAGATTCACTCACATTAAAAGTAGACATTACCCCAACTTGACGAAACTCCCCCAAACCTGCTGCTGGTTTAGGAATGTAAGAAAAAATCTTATTTTTCAGCGAAAGGGCTACACGCGTTTCAGGCGCTAAACCTTTCCTATAGATATAATCACCTGTCGTCGCCATAATCCAACCTCCTTATTTCATACTCCTACAAACTGGTCCGTAGATTAAAGGTCACTACGATCCAGTTTACTCCGAATATTGGCCTATAATAGGCAGTAACTCTAACTATAGTTGGGTCATTGTCATCTAACACCGCCTCGATTCCAGTATAAGCTGATATTATCTCCGCTTCCATCAAGGCACCCATCGTAGATGCTACCGTATCCACGATATCCGGTAACAACTTCCTAGAATCCTTCCTACCGATATACTGCCTTAAATTAGCCCTCATATTCTTCTGCACTTCATCTGCTGTAGTGGTCACATAAACTTCTCTAGTAAGAACGTTAGTTGGATCTGTAGACACTGCATGCCGCACTATCATTACTGGGTCTCGATCTTCAATCACTAACACTCCTGAAGACGCCAACTGATTAAGCTCTACAGAATCATAATTCTGAGTAAACCTAACAAACCCTAGAACCTGCTTGTTTGTCATCGGCGTCGCCACGTCATATATTGGATTAACATTCAAGCCTGCCACAGCCGCTGCTATATAAGAACCATCCACTCTAAACTGAATCTCATTTCCAACAGAATCTGTAAGAGACATGATGGCTGCGTTGGGAAATACTTGTATCATACGCTGATCTTTAATACTCTCCGCTACTTCACGAGAACGGAAAGTGGTGGTTGTAGAAGCCAAACCATAAAACGCAATACGCTCACCCTGATAACGAATATTTGACATCTTATCCACATGAGATTTTAAGGCTGAAATCACTGCGTCAAAAGTGGTAATAGGAACAACGACTGCTGGTTTAACCGTTCCTTCAATTGGCTTCTCTAACTCTTGAAGGGCTGTGATAAATGTAGCAGACGCCGCCTGCTCTGAATTTTCCTCTTTCACAACCTGCTTCAACGCTACTGCTACCGCACCATTTAGGAAGCACAACCATGCTGCTAACACTAGTGGGTTCGACGGCGAAAGATCTCCAAAATCTCGCTCTATATCCTTAAACCGTGTATAAACTTTTGGATCATAATCCTCTTTTTCATAACAATAGGAAATATAATAGAAATCTCCTACTGCTGGTTCTTCACCACCTTTTTCAAAGGTACACAACTCAGCAGAATCTGCTACCGCAACGTCGGTAGTGTTATACACAAACAGTTTTCCACCCGGGATAGAAAGAACAGGTGTTGTTGCACAAGTAATAGGATCAGAATCCACCTCAAACTCTAACGTGTCCCCTTCACTATAATCATAAGAAACACCCTGGAAAACTGTAAATCTTAAGCCTGTTCTGCTATCCTTATACGTCTGCCCCAACTCTCCTGTACCAACAGATCCTTCCATGTTACTTGACGTAACATCAAAGGTTTCCCCCGAACCAATCGTAACAGTAACTGTTTCTTCTACTGCATAACCTGGTATTGTCTGAAGATCAGGATCAGAACCTACTCCTCCTGGCCAAACAATACCTTCAGTGGCAAAATCTGGATCAGATACATCGTGTGTTCCTTCTGTTACTTTAAACAGAGTTCCGTCATCTCTTTCAGAGATGATCCTATACGTTCCAACCCCTGAACCACCTGGAGTTACTACTTCAATGGTGTAACAATCATCTCGTAAAAGATTTTCATAATAGGTTACATACACTTTTTGACCTACTGCTGGAGCTTCTTTCAGAGTAACCAACCGGTCTGCCCCTTCAAGATAAAGGACATCAACCTGGCCCTCTGACAACGCATCGGCAACACTGGTACCAACATATACTTGAATTTTTGAAGCATCATCTGTAACTCTATCTCTACCTGATCCATCTGTAGGCTCAGACTCTAAGGTAAACTCTCTGTTTGAATCGTCTCCTACCCCCACAAGAGCCATGTACCGACGATTATCATACAAAGTATATGCAATCTGAGTATCATCTAGATATTCAGCCCCCGGAGTATGAGTATCTGACTCAATCCGATAAGACGCTCCCCAGTGAATCTGATCATCAACCAAAACAAAATCTACACCTTCAACATAATCCGTACGTCCTGGACCTGTTCCAACCCGCAAAACACTCACAATATTCTGATTAGGAAGAATATCATATGTATCTTGCCACGTATTAGTATAATACGTGACTAACACTTCGTCCCCTTCTTCTGGTGCTGATGACAACTCAATAAAACCTGTTTCCCCGTCCACCGACGCTGGAACTACAGTTGTTCCTTCTACTGTCACTGTAACACGATTAACATCTGTTGTTGTAACCCCACCATTTGAACCATCAACAATGGGAACATTACTCACCTTAAAAGTAGTATTTTCTCCATCTGCTTGACCTGATAAATCTTCTTCTGAAATTAATGTGTCACCTCGATTAAACCAATAAGTAATGTGAACCTCGTCATCCGATTGGGGAATATCTACGAGGTAGACTTCGCCAGTAGATCCACGCACCTGCCTTACCCCTGCTGGCTCCCCATTAATAGTAACCTGAACATCATAAGGGTTTGTGGTAGATGTTCCGGAACCATCTCCTGTAGTAATAGGCCAATGTGCCACAGTTACTGGTCCTGCATTTGATCCATCAAACTGGGAACTAATATCCTCATTGACAACATGAACATCTGCTGTAGCTGAGCTACCTCTAAAAATTTCCAGATCTTCAACACAAATCTGTTCTTCTGCTACACCCACCAACACTGGAATCCTCAGCCCACCCAACAAAGATGCTACTGCCGGATCAAAATTTGTCCGCGTAAAAACATCTGGTGGAGCATACGAAGTGAAAGGACCTGCCATAGTCAACCTCCCCTATTCACCTATTTACTGCCTAGCCTTCGCATACAAATGCTTTACTCTCATACACACATGAAATGAAAGAAAACCTAAAACTTAGCGCCAACAAATCTTAACTCTATTTTTGATCCATAAGAGCAAAAGCTCTTTTCCGTTGAGCAACTTCTTCAGCAGAAGTCGCCCGAACACCACCCCTAGCTACATCAACTGTAACCCCTCGACCTGTTTCTTTAATGATCGGCTCTTTTACTGCTTTTAAATCTCGATACATTCCCCATGCTTTCTCAGCATTTTTCCCTATAACTACGTCCATAATAGGGTTTGAAGCAGCATCAGGTGCTTTTGGGGAATTCAAACTAACAACACTTACCTTAAGTAAGCCCCTTCCGCCACATGCTTTACATGGCACTTGCTTAATTGGCTCAGTGCTTGACATAAGCTCCTCAAACAAGGCTCCACAAGATTCACAAACAAACTCCCGTAATGGCATAACACTCCCTATCTCAAACTAAAAAACACCAAAGAAATATTGCCTAACGAATACGTTCAAAATCATAACCAGGCATAACAATGGCTACAGCAGGTACTGTTATAATATTTTGATAAAGCTGTGTCGCTTTGTCATCACCTTGAAACACGGTCAAACCCCGCAAAGCCGAAATTGCTGGAGGAATAGGAATGTGAATCTCCCAATCACATGTTACTTTAAGAGAAAGTGTGGTGGTAAACCACACTTGAGACGTTGTTTCATCATAAACTTCATTTTGCTCACCTCCTATATCCAACTGTTGAAGTTCAATACCTTCATTGGCATAAAGCTCCAGTAACTCCCCCCAAAATGTAATCGCTAAAAAATCTGATATTTCAGAAGTTGAGTCAGCGTCCAACGCCCAAACTTCAAACGATAAACCTAAATCCCATCGACCTCCTATGGCCTCTGCCATTGGCTCCAACTCTTTGGTCACTCGAACTACTTGTTTATCACCAAGTTGAGCACGACGACCAATGGCCAACACCACTCCCTGAAGCACATTATATAAAGCTTTGTTCTCTTCAATTGTATAAGGTCCGGCTTCCTCTCCGGGTGCCAAGTATGCTATCTCTACACGCCAACCACCCACATCAATCTCTTCCAACATAGTACCAACCCCTGTTTCCTTATCCAGGGTAAAATGTTCTCCTTCCTTCATATAAACTCTAGAATCTCCAGAAATTCTCACTATATCATAGCGACCCTGCACGGGATGATGAGAAAGATTAAAAGTAGCGCTACTGACACCTGTGACGTACTCCCGATACAACACTTCAGAATACTCTAATAATGCTGAAACTGTTATTTCTTTTTCACCTGTAACCTCTACATAATAAAAACCAGGGGCTACTAAATCTTCTGGATTTTGGGGGTTTGCTTCCCTTACCCACTCTATGGTGGTTCCTGGTTTATGCTCCACCTTTAACAATTGAACATGTGATAGTACCTGTCCCACATGATTACTAGGATCCAGTCTCTTTATTTCTGCTGTAGAACCAAACACCCTTACAAACATGGAAGGCCTGTCCTTCATTGGGAAGGCTGGCAAAACCACCAACTTAGAAGAAAACTCTGGATGCTGCTCAATAAATCGACGAAGATCACGCACAACCCTTCGCTTAAGAGCATTAGTCAAAAAACCATACATGTCACTCTCCTAAGCAAAATATGCTTGCTCCCATAAAACCCAATTTTTGGCTACGTCATATTGCTCTTCCACAAATTTCCTACCGTTAACCTTCATTTCTTCTCGCAAACCCTGGTTCATCATCAACTGAATTAGTCGCAATTCCCAATCCTGATGAGAAGAACACAAAAAACCTATGTCCTTCCCTTCTTCTAACGTTCTAAAATATTCTCCAACAGGAGAAGCTAAAGGCACTGCCCCCACTGACATATATTCCAACAACTTAAGATTACTTTTACTAAGATTAAAATCTATATTAACCAATGGTGCTAACCCTACATGCAAACCTAGACAAGACAGAATAGGAAGGTACCAATCCACAGGCACCCCTTCAATTAGAAAAAGCTGCTTCCGGGGTATTTTATGTATAATATCATCCGATGCTGCACCTAACATGAAGATTCTAACGGAAGGATATCGTCTAGCCAGACGAATAAGAACGTCCTGTACAACTTCAAGATCTTTTTTATGCGTAGCACTACCTGCCCACCCAATACGGAACCCATCCAAGGTTTTTAAATCCACCTGATCTACATGATTAATAATCCGGGGCTTAATAGGGTAAGTTTCCAGACTTTCTTTCAAACGAACTAAATCTATGCTATTTGGTAAAACCGTTATCTCTTTTGTCATACCTTGATACACCGTTTTAAGACGTTCAGTCGTCACTGTTATTTTAGGAGCTGTCCTCAAAGCTGAAATAAACGACGTTTTAACTGGCTTAAAAAGATGTCCTGTTCCATTCCAGGAAGGAAGGCTAAAATAATCGTCGTCAAACTCAAAAATCACTCGCTTTCCAAGTTTAAGACACTTTCGCATCCACACTACATCGTTTTTAAAAAATCTCTTTTGAAAAACTACCACTTCCACTTCTCTGACAATGTCATCATCTAATGATGTAGTTGCCATAACTTGATGACCACCTTCTTGAACAAGATAGCGCCCAGGAACCAAGGCTCGATACCAGGAACAGCCATTATGGCCATCTATAAAAAACAATATTTTCATGTAAATTATGTACCTTCAGTTAACTTTTCTTCCCAATACTTTGCCACTTCCAACGCCATTTCATTCTCTGCCACATCCGACACCATCTTTTCTAAAACTTTATCTAGTTTCTCTCCCCCAACCATAACTCCTTCTCTACCCCAACGAACCCCTAACAACTCTGAAGGAGTGTTGATCTTTCTACCAGAGAAGGCTTCCTGTATATATTTAGCCATTTCTTTTCGAACACCCTCTTGAATATATTTTTGCAACATTCTATTAAAGCTGAAAATAACCCCATTAGGGGTTACTTTCACCCGTATTGGAGACGCTGTATCGGCAGTTATCTTTCCCAGAAACTTAGCCTGCTGTAGTCTTCTTGCTAGTCCTGACAAACCTATTTGAGACAACTTTTGTAGTTCTATGTGTGGTAGCTCTAAAGCTGACTTGTGGAAGGACTTCCCTGTTATCTCAATTTGAAACATATAAATTCCTAGTACACCAAATTATCAAATGTAACTGTTCGTCCCTTCTTCCGTTTTCCTTCTGGGATGTCAGGATTTTCTGTTATGACTGGAGAAGCATCCGTCAAATCTTCTGGTAATGGGCTGCCTGGCGGAGGCCCTACTGGCTCCTCCTCCGATCCTATTGACTGAGTATAGCCCGTGTCTGCTATAGGCACAACCTGATCTGATCCATTTATCGGCACCTTGTATCTTACATCATGATCCTGCAACAATCCTATCTGAATGTGCTGCTGCAACCTTGCTCCTCTCACCATTGGTATGCGAACTGACCCTATTGAACACCTTTCTCCATTTTGTTTAACAATAAAATCCCAGTGAGTAAGTACTGGAGAAGGGCCAGTCCAAACTTCTTCTGCCTTTTCAGGGATAAAGCCCTGGGGAGCCCACTTCCTTTTCCTATCTGCATCTGATGGTGAAATAATCAAAGAATATGGACCATCATAGCCTCCAACAACTCCAGTCCCATAACAAATCTCACATGTTGCTTTCGCTTGTTCCATATCATAATCATAACATGAACATTTTGAGCCTAACCACCTCCGCAGAAAAACTAAAACTCGTTCCCCTCCCTGGTCTAAAATCCAGGCATTCCGCCGTACCGCTTCTCGCCAAATATAATCTAATTTTTCAACCTCTTCTACACTGTGTGGCAAAGTTTCTGATAATGGTGTTTCTGTATCATCTTCCAAAACCGAAGTAACACGATAAAAAATACGACGATTAGGGTGGCCCACAATCAAACCTTTATTCCAATAGTAAGAACATGTTGTTACATCTTCTAAAGATGGTAAAGTAGCTTCTATAATATTTTGCGCAGAATGATCCCACCACCCTGTGGTAAATAGAAAAACTTCTCCTGTATGGCCAACCACTTGTTTGACTCGCACTGGAGTACCTGATATTTTAAAAACAATATCTACTGGTTTGTATGAAATTTCTGCCTGAGAAGAAGGTTTAATAATAGGAACATGGGCTACTTGAAAAACCCATTCTTTCCGAGGATTTGAACCTCGACTTAACCAGGTCACTGGTTCATTCTCTTGATACACCAATTCTGTTGAATCACGATAAAATAATGCTCCGAGAGGAACTGCGTTTATCTTAGTATAGTTACCAAGTTCATCATCATAAGACCTATAAATATTAACCCCTACCACATCCAAAGCTTGATTCTCTGAAATAGAATTAGGATTTTCCCAACGAACATCAAGACTACCTACCAAAAAACTAGCAGTTACCTGAACTTCTCTAGGGGCTAAAGGTGCGGTACTAAAAGATTTAACCTGATCCGTCTCTAACGTCCCTTTAAACCTTGTTTCAGTAGGAAGACCTTTCATTGTTAAGCAAGCCTCTCTAGTCTCCTAATGAGCTCGTTGAATTCTCTTAAGATACCCATCGAACCCCAACCTACTGCTGACTTGAGTTCCGGATTATCATTAACTTCATCCACTATTGACAGATCTGCCAAAGCCCAGATCAAATCTTTACGCACTGATCTTACAACTTCCCGCAGTTTCTTTCCTGTAATCATCCGAACTTTCCCTGACCACTTTAATAACTGGCTAGCACGCTCTTTTCGACATACTGCTTCAAGCAGACGCTGCCTCAAATCCTTTTTCTGTGTTCGAAGCTGCTTAGCTACTTGCTGCACCAGTTTCTTTGAAATTTTCCAATTATTATCAGTTGATATACCAATCCAAGCTCCCTCTACCTTTCGAGTTTGGGATTCTTCCTTTGTTCTGTCTTTTTCAAAGAGACTCCACACCGATGTCAACATCCCATCGACAACCCACCCATAAATTGCTTTTGCTAAAGCTGGATAGTTGGCATATTCAGATGTTTGATAGAAGGCTTCTCGGACCTTGTAATCTCCTTTATAAAGAGAGGCTAAAACTTTGTCTTCATCTTGAAGAAAATGAACTGTTGCTGCAAATGTACTATCTCCTCGAGGAGATACTGATAGACCCCCATCGTCACTTCGGACATCAAAAGATTCTTCCAAGATGACACGAAGCGCTTTTCGCAGCACCTTCATTGCATCCACTTCTTTCCTAGGTGCCGGACTAGGAAATCTCAAATCCCTTCGGGGATCTGAAGCCAAAACTCTGATACCTCGCTGCACTATTCCACCCACTTAAACCCCCTTATAAACTAATCCTGCACCTTCAAAAAGAAGGTGCATTAACATGCCACAACAACTCAGAAAAACCTTTCAAACTTCTTAAAGAAGCTTCTTTTCAAATTTTAAGTTACTAGACATATAAATTGAGAAAACATTTTTATAAAGAGTTACCTTCCTGTTGGATTTAAAAATGTCCTAGCCGATAGGATGTTACGACCTACATGAGGTCCAAATAAAGCACGAGCGCCTGGATTAAATCGCGGTTGTTGTAAACCTTTGGTCACGTGAATAGATTTCTTATAAGCTTCAAGCTCTTTGTTGAAAAGCTCCTCCAAGTTCGATTTGAGAGACATATATTTTGAAGCTTTATCAATGGTTAGTGAAATACCCCCAATAGAATAGGAAAATTCCTCTACTACCCAATTCAAAGATAAGGCAATAAGCGCTTGAAGGGCCGCTCCGTGTAGAAGCAGTGTCCTGACCTCCTGATCAAAGTTTGTAATAGTAAAACCGGTCCTTGGTTCAAAGGAGTTAATAGTATCCACTGACATCTGAAGATACTCCAAAAGTTCATCATCTGTCCAGATGTAACCAAAAGTTTGAGTTTGCTGATGAGTAAAATCTTCAGAGGCTGGTGGATTAAAATGATAATTTCTATCTGGGTTGTTGTCCCGCAACAATACTCTCAGAGACATTACTAATTCTGCCAACTCCTGTTTTTCTTCTGGTGCAGTTGTTGCTTCAAAAGGTTCAATACGAAAATTCTCTGTTACATAGGATGGGGATGTTTGACCCACAGTTTCAGACACTGCCCACCGCACCAAATAATTACCATCTACTAATGCATCTGGTATTTTCCATCCGGTATAATAATAGCCCACTGATTGCCTGAAAGCTTCTTGAGAGAGAGCAGAAATAAGCTCTTCTGTGCCATCATCTAGCACTTTATAAACCGACCACGTAATGGAATAAGGATCTACAAACTGACCATTCTGACCCTTGAGGGTCACATAAAGATCAGTTGGCCCTAATGTTTGACCCCTATTAAAACCTACTGTCAAAGCAATTGCCATATTAAACAACCTCCTACTTACGAATGAATCAAACTCTTTATCGCTTTTATCCGCATTACAAAATCTAAAGCCACTACTCTGGCAGATCCTACATGGTATTCTTGTTGAAGCTTTTCTAGATTATCTGTTTTTTCAAAAACAAACCATATTTTAGATTTTGATCTATCCGAACCCGACTTAATATGACGAATCATCTTAGCCCCAACTGCTAAAAGAAAAGCTGCCAGATACATGTCTGAAGTTCGCCATTCATTATCTCCCATCATAGGATCTGAGTGGCGGGCATGTACTGTAAAGTCACGATAATCACCCATTTGACACTCCCTATTTAACAGCACCCACTACTTGACTATTACTTGGTGTTGGCTTTACGGCTAACAATTTTTTAGCTTCTGATCCACGAAAACCCACTTGATCCTTCGTTGTAATTTTAGCTTTCTCCGCTTCACGAAAAATCATGTGGTCATACATTGGATCTACTTTTCCCTTTGCTTTAGCTAATTGTTTTGCTTCATTCCAATTATCTGTAACTTCCCCATCCACATTCGGAACCAATCTCATTCCACCATCCAAACCATATCGCTGGTATTGTTTCACTTCTAATTCTTGTGATTTATGATCACGATCTGTACTTAGTTTCAAACTCTTAGAGGGCCAATCTGCACCCTTAAGCACAAAACCTGAACCACCTGATATAACTCGAACACAAAGAGATTCACATTGTGGACATAAAATTTTAGGAGACTCAGACATACCGTGCTCCAACTCTGTCACTAACCCACATTTATCACAACGATAGTCATATCTCATATAGTCTCCAAATATTTATCCCCTTGCTAATTTACTAAATTACCTGTTCAACATCCAATGGTAATAATCTATTAAATACGGAAGCACTAGCAGCCACATGCTTACAAATCATAGCCTTTCTTTTAAGGTTTATAAGTTTTGTTGGGGATGTAGGAGACACAGGTGGTCTGCCATGCAAGTAATTCTTCTGAGAAGAATTCCAAAGAGGGCCCATATAAACCCAGAATGGACAACTGCAACTGACTCTAACTTCTCGGTTTGAAACTTTCGTATCCTGTCCAGGTAATAACTGAATTATAACAACGTGAGGGCCTTTTGACCATTTCTCGTAACATTTAACTTTAAAAAGATAACGATTATATTTATAATCCTTTCGAAACAACCGAGAGTTACATCTGGTGGCTCTCTGTTTTGACCACCAATTTGACAATCTAATCAAAGTACCTAACGTGTATGAAACCCTTTCTGAAAAACCTTGTATTCGAACTTGAGAATCAAGAGACAAAACTACTGGGTATTTTTTCATTAACCAACTGGCCAGAACAGTATTTACTGCATCTGAAGCAACATATTTTGCAAACTTTTTAAGATCTACGACAGACTCTGCTTCTAAAAATTCTTCCAGGGTAACAGACCAAAAAACTCCACCTAAATCTAGGTCTATTTCCTGAAATGGCTCATTCTCCAAGAACAAGTCTTTTAAGTCCCTAAACCGAGAGTCTGATAATCCTTTAGTAGTTTGAATCCAACCTGGACCAACCCGTATCCATCCCCGGTTAAACATCTCCCTTATCGCCCAATCATCTGAATCTATTCCCGTAGTATGTGTTGCTAAGTCTGCATGGTTGGTCACTCTATGGAAATCACCTTGAGGATCCATCCAACCATGAAGAGGGTCTGTCTGAACAACCTTACCACAAATTAAAGGACGGTCAATAGTAGCTGAGACTTTTGAAGACATAGTAACTCCACAAGTTACCCCTGTTATGGAGTTACAAACTTAATACCAAGTCAACGACCTTCTTCCCATGTTTTAAAAAAACTTGAAATGGCATCTGCTTCCTGTTGCAGCAAAAAATATATACAAGACTTATGACCTGTTATCTTTGCTTCTATTACTTTTTGGGGTTCCCACCCTTTCTCTTTAGAAGCGACAAGCCAATCATTTTCTAAATCTTGTGGTAACGTAATTCTAACTCCCACCCGAGCTTGTAACACAGATTCAAATTTAGATCGTTGCTTTTGCCGGTCATTTTCTTCACGACAAAGTTTTACATATGCTGCCCAACCTGGTCGATTCTTGCTATCTAACTTTTCCCAAGCTATACGAATATCGTCACGGGGCTTACCCGTTCCTTTCCAGTTTGTATCTTCATTTGCCATTCCACACCTCCAAACCCAAACACTCCTTCGCTATACGAAACATTGACATTCTAGAATTTGCCTTAAAATGCACCACTTTGGGACGATAAAATTCTAACTCTTGAAAAGATTTACCATAAGATTTTACAGCTAACCAATTCCATATGGGAGAGAGGGCTTGAATTTTCAGCTGCCAAGGCAACGTCTCTCGACGATCCATTGCGGCAAACTGAAAATATTGATTACTCCACCGTGCAGTAAGCTCTGATCGGTTTTTAGTCCTACTCTTCCATTCAGAAATTTCTTTCCACGTTGGATTAATTATTTGAGAACACCATAAATCCATAAAGGAATTAACAGCTTGTGAGGCTGTCAAAGCCACCAAACCTCCGTTAAACGGACCATATTTTCTATCCCGATTTCTGAGACAAAAACCCACATCAAAGTCTCCAAAACAACCCCACGGATCCCCAAAAAATAACATATCTACGTCTAGCAAAAGGACTTGGTCCCCAGGCTGATGTATTACCCAAGAATAACTTTTCGGTTTAAAAAAGAACCAATGATTCAACCAATCTTCAGTTGATAACTGAAGATCCCTAATTAAGGCACCCGCCTCCTCTAATTTTTTCTTTTGTGAAATAGACAACCCAACTCCAAATACTAGAATTTCCGCTGATGGAGAAACTCTATGCAACGACTGTACTGCCAAATCTACACAACTCAAAAGAGTCTGATCTACTACCATAATGGCTCTTTGCATTCTAACCCCAGAAACCATGATGAACTATATGATAGGGCAGGTATTGAAGTTCGGATGGAAGACACCACTGCACCGGCAATGTAAATGGAGACACACCCGACTTCCATGCTGCCCGCCACATACCTAAAGGACCTCTCCTTGGATTGTTTCGATACTCTTGCAGAAAAACATCCACAAATCGTAGAGCCACTTCATGTTGAGGTACTATAAAAATGGGGGAAGCATTCCATAGTGTTCCATAAATGGGACTGCGCATATCTCTACGGTCTTGTTTAGACACTTCGACCCCAATACGCAAATCTTCCCGAACCACCCATCTATTACTTTGAGGTAAACAAATCCCAAACTTCTTTGCCAGCTGGAATCCTTCCACAAAGGATGGAGACACCACCTTCATGTCCCCGTCAAGATACACTGCTTCTCCTGACGCCTGAAGCAACGCCCACATCCTAATATAATTTGAAGCATGATAGCCATATCGCTCATCATTTGAATCTAACCAAGACACTAACTCTGAAACATCAATATTTTCTGCAAAAGGCACCAAAATCGGCCTATCTGAGTAGATGATTACCCGAGGTTTCAATTTGGGACACACAAGCATCAGCTGCTGGAAAACCCGCTGAGGCTCCAATGCTGAAGCCCTGTCTCCAAACTGGGTAAAAATAAGAGTTGGAGTCATATCACCTCTGAACTTTTACATGAAACAAAGAAAGAGCTACAAAACCCGCCACATTGATAATGCCTGTTGGGCCATGTCTACCACAGCTTTCCGTACTAGGTACTCCAAATTTGATCTTTGTGTTGACCATTTATCAAATTCTTTGGGGGCTGCCTGGTATTCTTTTCTTATACGTGGTGTTGCACGCCACAATAAATCTTTAAACCAAGGGTCCATAATTTTAGATGATACACCATCCAAAAAAATAGAACTCGCCAAATTCTGGCTATCTTTACGAGAAAGAATAACCGACATATCTTCCAACAGACTGTTCCCCGCTTTCAACAAGGCTTTTTTAAGCTCTCCTGTAAGTGGTGACAAAGTCCAAGCCCCTTGGAGGTGTCCTGTAGTGAGAAATAAAGGCTTAACTTTTCCTGCTAATTTCATTGTGAACTCCAAAACAAATCATCAGACTTATTAACTAAGACAAACCCTGCAATCTCTATGACAAAGAGAGGTAAATCTTCTGGTACCTCTGACACTCCCTCTGCCACAGAAATATGTGGCTTAAAGCTTGACCAAGAATAATAAGGAATACCAAACTTTTCCCAATCCTTGTTTAACCTACTAAAAATAGATTGAAGTCCTGGGCAGTCTAAAATAAGACACAATGCCTTTTTAGGACCAAGAATTTCCCAACCCTTGGGAGAACAATGCACTGAATGAAACCAATCTTTATGTTCACGAAGCCAATCTACCACTTCTGGTAAAGGGTATACTACTCCTTGCCAACCTCTAACTGTCATATGGTAATAATCAGGACCAAAAATACGTGCTACGCCCCCTAATTTTTTACCTGTCATAAAAGAAAACAACCGTTGTTGTGTTAACGAAGATGGATAACCTGTTAACATATAGACTCGACTATTTGGTATCGGTCTTCCACCACAACGAACTTGCGATATTAACCACCAATGCATAAACTGATGAGCTCTCCTCAGGGACAATATACACCTCCGATAATGATCGGTATCAAAAAATAAGAGGCGGCACTTAATATGCCGCCTCTACCCCGCACGACTCCGGAAATCCACGTGCTTTTGGGCCTTTATCCCCTGGACCTGGGGCTTTAACAACCCCTCAGACACAATAAATATCCAAAATAACCAAAACAAATCAATACCACATTAAGGAAATTTAATGTGTATTTCAACTGGAAGTTCTTTAAAGAGATCACTAAAAAGAGTGCGTGCTTGAATAAAGGTAATAGAGTCAGAAAAAGAAACAAAAATCTCCGTTGTGCCTCGATTATAAGCCCACATCTGCCAACGCCTTGAAGAAAGGATTTCCATCACTTGCTTCGATAATTCATGTGGACACTTCAAAACTACACTTTGAACATATTCTGGAATAAGCTCAATTTCTGAATTCATTATTTCCAACCCTCCTCTCTAAGGGTAAAATAATAAAACTAAACAAGATAAAACTAGAGTCTCTCTGCTAAGTAACGAATTCCTTGAAGTAAAGAAAGACCAAAAATTTTACCTCGGGTACCCAAAGGAGCAGGCATACCTGGTGAACCCATTAATCTATCCTCTGAGGAAATAATAAACTCTTCTCCTGTTTTTCTATCCATCCACACTTGGGTATTATCTTCTGTATTTTCTACCAACACGGCTTTGGGGGTTACTAAAAATTGTGATGCAGATCGAGTCTGCAACGTTACGGCCACTACCCCTGACCTGTCCACCAACTTCTTTCGTGTCACCATTCTGGCTTTCTCATAAGGCTGAGCAGACCGTCTTTTCAAAAAGACTTGAACTTCATTACCCCACTGCATCAAGGACCCTCCCTTAGTAGGGAAATGAATGCCAACAACACTACCTAGCCAGCATTAATACGAGATTGGGCTAAAGCCCCAGCGTTTGCCCATTCTTGTGCTCGGCCCGCCTCGAACGCCGCCAAACGAGAGTTCCGAAGCGCCTCCCGGGCCGCAATTGTTGCCTGCACCCAGGCCTTCCTAACTTCCGTCCCCATAGGACAAGCCATCAATGCCTTCTTGGCCGACGCAGTGGCCAATTCAGCAGCCTGCTCCGACGCTTCAGCCGCCTCAATAGCATTCTGATACACATCAGACGCAGGAGTTACTTCAGAAGGTTGAGCAGACCGTCTTTTCAAAAAGGCTTGAACTTCGTTACCCCACCGAGTCATAAAGAATCCTCCCTTGCTTGATTTAAACCCTTCAACAAGGCTGCCGCCACTTCCAAGCCAAGTGGAAACACCCCATATTCCTTACGTATTTTTTGACTAAAACTATTCACCCAATCTTGCTCTATAGTCTGATACAATGGTTTAATATTACTCAGAAGAAATTCTTGAACCCCAGGTTTTTTAAAAACATGGAAAAGGTCTAAGGGATCTAAAGTCCAAACCAACGCTTCAACTAACTCCCTGTCTTTTACATTTACAATCCCTGACTGTCTTATCGCTTCCATTAGGGAAAGAGAGCGACTCAATTCTAATGGAGAAGAAAAATATTGAAAAGCTCCCGTCTCTTTCATTTCTTTAAGTGACAACAACATGGCACTCCTCCAAAAAGGCATTTTACCTCCACTCTAATTAAAGAGCAAATGAATGACCACAAAAAGAAGGGAAGGGGTATGAAAATACCAATATTATAAATAAAGAATAAAACTTCACTCTCAACAAGGCATCCTTACTTTAAACAATAAAAGAAATATTCTACTAAAACATCAACAATACCACAACCATTACCACAATCCTGAAATTCTAGAAAATATATCAAAAGTTGACAAAAATGATCTAACTTCAGAGACATAGCCCTAAATAGGGCCATTGGTGGAAGGTCTGTCCACCCCATGCACTGGGGCTAACAATTCATCATCTTCTGTAAAAATGAAATATCCATCCGCACGAAGAGCTCTAAGTAGCAACTCCTTATCAGCAAGAAGAGAAGCAGCTTTTCTTTGCTCAGAAGCTAATGCTGCCAATAAATGGCGCATCCACTCGATGCCGAAACCAGAACAACTAGAAGTGCTATTCATATCACAAGCTTCCTGAAACTTTTTAATCCAACCTTGAAGCTCCACGTCTGACAGATTCTCATCGGGAGTAAGCTGACTTAATTGATGAAGAAGCTCCCTAATTCTTGTTCGAAGAGTAAGAATTACTGTATCCTTATGGAATACAAGAGTTTTAAGAGCTGAGCGAACACTTTGCAAGTCTCGAAGGGCAACACACCCCTGCATGTTACATGCATCTTTTTGAGAGCAGAGAGAACAATATTGTTCTTTCAGAGGAAAGAACTCTGCATCAATCACTTTATCATCCTTACTCATAATGAGTGTTACTACAGATTCAATCACAAAATCTTCATTGACGTCCCTACGAGGGCTTAAACCTTGATAAGGTTCGTAGGCTTGTACCCTTTAGGGGCACAGGAACTAGGTAGCAAAAAACCTTTTCACCTTCATGTAAAGACAGTTACTAGCATGACCGCCCAAGGGCTTACTCTTCAACAACAACCTGTGACAAAACTGACATCTTCCATCAAAAGACACGGGATCCAACTCCAACAATGCCAAATAGACAACTTGAAGTTCTTCCTTAAGATCATCAACCTCACTCTCCAAGTCAGAAACCTGACTTCGCAAATTATCAATGGTACCTTCTGAAAGGTCAGGTGACATTTCAGACATTTCAATGACCCTCCAAAAAGTCCTTGGCCAACCTATTTCAAATACCTCTGCCTAAACCACACTCTATACCCCTTATACAGGAAAAGGCCATTCAACTTTGTGGTGGATGACTATGCCATCTCAGATCAAGCTCCAGGAGAGTAAGCCGCTCCTGCACTCTCCTGTCGATCTCCCGCAGATCCTTGAGAACATCTTCAACGATCTTCTTACGGGCTTCAGAAACCTCCGCCTGCACCAGAACTTGCACTTCCTTAAAGTCCATAACCCATTCCTTTCTCGCCCCTCACCACGTCCAACCTCCCTCTCTGTGGCCCCTGCGGGGACGTCCCGCCGCCGGGCCCTCCCGGCGGCCGTCCCCCAGCCCGTGACCGTCGGCGAGTCGGGAGCGGCCATCGCTAGGCGCGCGGGGCCTCGACGTCCCGGGCCGCCCC